TAAACTTATCTGCTTATTCATACTTTTATTATACCATTTTTTATTTTACTATGCAACTAGTTTGTTTACTAATCGTGCTTAATTTCTAATTTGTGGACTTTGTGCGGTGTTGCCTTAAGATACAGCGTGACCCGACCAGAAGAAAGTTCCGGTGTCCGATATGGACTGTTACACTTTTTGCGTGGGAGTTCCCACTCGATAAATTCAAAAAGCGCGTTGTAGCCGCAATACGTAAGATGGACGGGTTTGTCGGGTGGTGTGATCCCAAGGTGTTCTTCCATGAAGATGACAGAGGGATGCTTTATTTCGCACTTTTTGATAGCCAGGCACATGCAGAAGCTGCAAGAGATTTGATTCGTGCCGAGTTTCCGCAGCAGAGCGTCGGCGCAAATTGCTGCTTACATTATGCCGCAAGGGAACCTATTGAGCAGGAATCCAAGAGCGATACGGGATTTACAGAATTCTTCGCAAAGATGATCCAGAATTCCGTAAACGGAGGGAACAAGCACAATGAGTAAAAAGAGGTGTCATTTCTGCGAAGATCTCAAAATGCTGAAAAGCAAGGTCGATACCCCGTCAGAAATAAAGTCGGTGTATTTAACAACGCTGGTAAGAAAGTTGATCGTTAATGGCAGGGTTAAAAGCTGGTGCGACTATGGCAGTTACAAGCTGAGATTTTGTCCGGAATGCGGTCGGAAAATTGAACCGGAGGGACAATATGAATAACAACGAAAATGGTCATTACATGCCGATATACATGTGTAAGCTTTGCGGTGAAATTCTCATAGGAATGACTGAGAAAATCACAGACAAGCACTTGGCAATTGGCATCACAGATGCAGTTGGTTGTCTTGGCAAAGGAGTATTTCCATATACGAGAAGAAAAACACCTCACACATGTGATGACGGCAGCGTTGGCATTGCTGAGTTGATTGGAATGAAGTATTTCAAGGAACAGAAATCATGAGCGAATACATAACAATAGGTGATTGCGCAGCAATATTCCAGGGACGCAACCTAGACAAAGCCAAGCTGAACACCGAGGGCAAGGGGATTCCTTATATTGTCGGAGCTTCTTGCATGAAAGACGCCCGGCTGAAATGCGAAAAGTACTGTGAAAACTTCGAGAACGAAACAATATCCAAGTTGGGCGATATACTCGTTTCGACCGTGGGAACGCTCGGAAAGGTCGCTATAAACGATATAGGCGACTGCGTCCTTTCCCGGCATGTCTGCGCAGTGCGATTCGTTCCGGAAATATTGCCCGAATACGGGCTGCTGTGCCTCATGGCATCGCTTGAGCTGTGCATACCGCCTGACGATGGCACGCAGACGGGCTTTTCTCGGAAGCTCGACTGCTCAGAAATTGAGAAATTACCCTTGGTATACATCGTTCCCGATAAGCAGCGCGAAACAGTTGAGAAGATGGTGCTGCTTGCATCATCATTCCAGAATATGAAGTCAGTAGACAAGCTGGAGAATATGCCGGACGATCCAATCGAGTTGGCGGATTGGTTTAAGAAAAGAGCTTCCAAGCTCATCAAAGAACAGAACCGTGCTCTTGATGAGATAGTAGCAACCATCAAATCCGGGTGGGACAACGCCCCCGAGGAAATAATACAGCTTATGTTGGAGGACATAAAGACATGAGAATTGACAGCGCAATAATTGAAGTGCTTGCAAAAGCAGAGGTGAGCGGCAACACGCTGCGCCTCACAGAACAGCTTGACCGAAAGACATATCAGCAGGTAAGCAAGGTGCTTTCGGCAATCGGCGGCAAGTGGAACAGCCCCAAGAAGTGCCATATATTCGCGGATGATGTGGAGGATATCCTGCAGAGAATTATCCTCACTGGCGAATACACCAGCGAGAAAACAGAGTATCAATTTTTTCCTACCCCGGATGAGCTTGCCGCCGAAACGGTAAGATTTGCGAACATCACGCCTGATGATGTGTGCCTTGAGCCTTCGGCAGGCAGAGGAGCAATCGCCAAGTATATGCCGGGCTGTGACTGCGTGGAGCTTAATCCGAAAAACCGCGCTTTCCTCGAAGAGCAGGGATTCAAGCTGGTGCACGATGATTTCATGACATTTGAGCCGGATAAGAAATACAGCGTAATCGTCATGAATCCGCCGTTTGCCAAGCAGCAGGACATTATCCACGTCACCAAGGCAATTCACATGGCTACACGCTGCGTTGTCGCAATTATGTCGGCGTCGGTTCTGTTCCGGACTGATAAGCGCACGGCGGAGTTCCGCGCTCTTGTGGAAAGCTACGGCGGTACCATTGAGCCGCTACCGGAAAGCTCGTTCAAGGAGAGCGGCACGGCTGTGAACACTTGCAGAGTGGTAGTTAATAAGGGGTAAAAAGGAGTACCAACATGATAATTAAGAAACTCGCAAAGCTCGTGAAAAAGGCACATTACCTTGGCATAACCTCTACGATCAACGAGCGGTCACAGCAGTGGCTCGGAGGAAATTGGGGCCTTTACGATATTTCCGATTTGCCCTCAATAACGTATGGACAGGCTTGTGCAATGTTCGATTTCAATGCAAAGACAATCGACAATACATGGGACGATAGCGACGGAGCGTGTATACTTGCCCAAAAGGTTGAAACGGCCTGCAAATTCAGAAGATTTGAAGCCGACGAAATCGAAATACACTCCACATTCTTCGGAGATGAAGAGATGAAAGTCGTTGTCGACAAAGACCAGACTGCGTTTGCGTTTATTCCCGCCGAGCTGCTTTCGCCCATCGTTGAAACAGAATATACACAAAAGGTGCTTATTCAGGGCGAGGACGGTGCTACATATCTGCTTGTATATAACGGTTTACAGTTGGTTGCAATGATTCCGTCACTTCGTATTCCAAAAGGAATGGTGGACTCCTGGCAGGAATCGCAGACCAAGATATACAACTGCATGAGCCTTTATCTGAATACTTTGGCAGCTGAGGAGGAACGCAGAGCGGCAAGCGACTCCGAGGTCGAACATCAGTACACGTTCGACGAGAACGAGGATACGGAGGATGAGGAAGATGCTGAATAATTTATGCATGCAGGGCAACCTTGGAGCAGCGCCCGAGCTGAACACATCGCCGAGCGGCATATCAAGCGTTTCTTTCCGGATAGCCGTCAAGCGCAATTACAAAGAGCCTGACGGAAGCTACAAAACAGACTGGTTCTCCTGCGTAGCTTTCCGTCATACAGCTGAGTTCATCTGCAATCATTTCGGCAAGGGCGATATGATAATAATCAACGGCTCTTTGAGAACCAGCGAATACACCGACAAAGCAGGAAATAAGGTCAGTAAAACCGAAATCTATGTGGAGGGTGCGAACTTCGGCGGTTCAAAGACATCAAGCGCACCGAGCGGCGCAAAGGAACAGCCCGCTACTTCAGACCCACCGCCCATAGCTGGCAACAATGCACCGGACGATGATTACCCATTCTGATTGGAGGATGAAATGAATAACGAAATAGGAAGTCAGCTGAGAAATTTACGAGAAAGAAAAGGCTTAACCATTGGGCAGGTAGCCTATGCCGTTGATGAAAACCACAGCGAGGTCGAGTTTTGGGAGAGCGGCAAGCTCAAGCCCTGTGCCGATGCGAAGAGAAAGCTGGAGTTCCTGTTTAGCTGTTTTGGTGACGATCACAAGGAGCTTGCAAAGGTAAACGAGGAAAACTATTCCGACTTTTTCAATTATCCAGAATGCATTGACGTTCCTGAAAATTTCCCATCTTGGCTCAAGGCACACGGCTTTTTCGCTGCTCCAGCCTCTCTTGGACATCATGGAAACCAGCGCGGTGGGCTTTATATACACTCTAGGCAAGTTGCAGCCGAGCTGGAGAAATATACGCAAAACCTCGGATTGCAGTGGAACCACAGCAGGAGCGCTTGGCTCGTCGGAATGTTCCATGATCTTTGCAAGGTCGATGATTACTGCTACAACTGGGCCGGCGACAAGTGGGAATGGAACAAGAACCAGATACTCACAGGTCATGGCGAAAAGTCCCTGATAATGCTCCAGCGGCATATTACCCTCACTGAACAGGAGATAGCGTGTATTCGCTGGCACATGGGGTCGTTTACCGATCAGAAAGAATGGGAGTACTACGGCAGAGCGGTCGAACGGTACCCGGCTGTACTCTTTACTCACACTGCTGATATGTACGCGTCGCGCGTTCTGGGGGTATAAATGCAGCACATAGAAGATAACGAACAGATGATACTTATTCGCTGGGCGCAGTTCGAAAGCGGCAGACACCCCGAGTTGTCGTTGCTGTTTCATGTCCCGAACGGCGGCAAGCGCAGCAAGGTCGAAGCTGCAAGGTTCAAGGCGATGGGAGTGCAGGCGGGTGTTCCAGACCTGTTCCTCCCTGTTCCGCGCGGCGCTTATCACGGACTGTTTATCGAGATGAAAGCTCCAAAGGGGCGGACGTCTGATGCGCAGAACACATGGATAGAAAAGCTGAAGAGCAACGGATATGCAGTCAAGGTGTGCTATGGATTTGAGTCAGCTCAACAAACGCTGCTCTCATACCTTGACGAAAAATAGCTGTTTGCAATCAATTTCAACAAGGAGGTGTAACTTATGGCCAAGAAGAGAAACTGCAGGCGAACCCCGGAAGAAGTGAGCATACATGACGAGGCAGTGAAACTCCGCAAAATGACTGATGCTCAGCTTGTCGAAAAGGTTCGCTCTGCGTCTGCAGCGGCAAGTAAGATGCCCGCAGCACAGGTATTTTCGGCAAAGAGTGTCGCTGAATTCCTCGAGGCATTCGCAAATGCCAATATTCCGGGCGTGGGGAAGATAACACTCAAGAAGATGAACACATTCGCAAAAGACAACGGATATCTTTAAAAAAGGGGATTGGACGATATGACGGTAGCAGAATTAAATAAATATTACCTGCTGGAGGACGCTATTCGAGATGATAAAGAGAGAATCGCGAGGATTGAAGCAAAACTCTGTGGTTCCAGCGCCTTCGATACGAGCGGTGTACCGAAGAATCCTACACCGCGCAACCATACCGAGGACAGCTTTATCGAGCTGGCACACCTCAAGACAGAGCTTGGCAATGAGGTCAAGGAGTATGAGGCTTTGAAAGTCAGGATTGAGCGGTATATCGCACGTATCACCGACCTGCTTATTAAGCGCATCATGGAGAAGCGAGTTCTCAAGCATAAAAGCTGGAGGACTGTTGCGGAGGAGCTCGGTGGGGGGAATACCATCGACTCCGTCAAGAAGATGTACTATCGCTACATATCGGACAATCCTGATTAAGTTGTCACCAATGTCCCCCATGTCCCGTCCAATGCGTGATATAATGAAAACATAATCAGATGCAATGCACTCCTCAATTTTTGCGTTCTCGCCCGGCGCAATATAAAATTGAGGAGGTTTTATGTTACCCAGGAAAAAATGTGAAGAAATCAAAGCGGTTGAGATGCCGCCTATCAAGGAGTATCTGAAAGAGATACAGCGCGACGGCAGCGAACTTGGAGCCGATGAGGTGTTAAAAGACACGCTCAAATGGCTTGATTCGCGCGGGATGAAGAACGCTGTATCAATGCAGATGGTCGAGCAGTATGCATTCTCCGTGGCTCGATGGATACACCTTGAGCGGCTTATCTCAAAGTATGGCTATATCGCCAAGCACCCGACCACCGGTGCACCTATTCAATCTCCGTATGTAGTGATGGCTCAATCTTACATGAAACAGGTCATCGCGATACGGAGTGAAATCAATCTTCAGCTTAAAGAATCACGTCCCGTGCCGACGACGTACGTTCGGGAGGTGGTTTACGGTGAGTAACGAGCTGAACTATTACCTTGCGGACGTTGAGGAGCTTATCCCCTATGCGCGAAATGCCAGGACGCATTCCTCTGCACAGATAACACAAATTGCCGCGTCAATAAAAGAGTTCGGGTTCCTCGCCCCTATCGTCATTGCCGAGGATAACACGATTTTGTGCGGTCACGGTCGCTTTTACGCCGCGCAAAAACTGGGATTAAAGAAAATACCCTGCGTCAAGGAATCACACCTCACCGAGGCGCAGAAACGCGCATATATCATCGCAGACAATAAGCTGAGCATTAACGCAGGCTGGGATGATGAGTTGCTTGCTGTGGAGCTGTCAGACCTGCAAGGCGAGGGCGTTGACCTATCCATCACAGGTTTTGACAAAAAGGAACTTGCGGACTTATTCGATGATAAAAGCAAATCTGATGTTGAAGATGACGGGTACGACCTGTCAGCCGCATTGGAGAAAGCGGCATTTGTACAGCGCGGCGATATCTGGACGGTAGGCAGACACCGTCTGATGTGCGGCGATGCTACCAGCGCCGATGATGTTGCCGCTCTGATGGGAGGCAAGCGCGCGAACCTGCTCCTGACAGATCCGCCGTATGGCGTATCGTTCAAATCATCGAGCGGCTTGACCATTCAGAATGACAGCATAAAGGACGAAGATTTCTACAGCTTCCTTAAATCGGCTTTCAGCGTGGCGGTCGACTGCCTCGAAAAGGGAGCGGCGGCATACATCTTCCATGCTGATACGGAAGGACTGAATTTCCGCCGGGCTTTCGTTGACGCTGGCTTTCATCTCGCTGGCTGCTGTATCTGGGTCAAAGATAGTCTGGTTTTAGGTCGGAGTGACTATCAATGGCAGCATGAGCCGGTTCTGTATGGATTCTTGCAAAACGGCAAGCACTCATGGTATTCCGACCGAAAGCAGACCACCATCTGGAACTTTGCCAAACCCAAGAAGAACGCGAACCACCCTACCTCGAAGCCCCTTGACCTTTTATCATACCCCATTCAGAATTCCTCACAGGAAAATGCTATCGTGCTTGATACGTTCGGAGGGAGCGGCTCAACGCTTATGGCGTGTGAGCTGACAAACCGGATATGCTATACGATGGAGCTGGACGAGAAGTACGCTTCTGTTATCCTGCGGAGATACGTTGATGATACTGGACGCTCCGACGATGTATTTGTCGAACGTGCCGGCGAAAGAATCCCATATGCTTCACTTGCAAAGGCGGTGGAGCATGAGTGAACTGACTTTAGGCAGTCTGTTTGATGGCAGCGGCGGCTTTCCTCTAGGTGGAGTGCTTGCGGGAATAACTCCGCTGTGGTCCTCGGAAATAGAACCATTTGCAGTCCGTGTCACAACCAAGCGACTGCCGCAGATGGAACACTACGGCGACGTGTCTGCGCTTAACGGCGCGGAACTACCGCCTGTCGATATTATCACATTTGGCAGTCCGTGTCAGGATATGAGCATTGCCGGAAAGAGGAGCGGCTTGGACGGCGCACGTTCCAGCCTGTTCTATGAGGCAGTCAGGATAATCAAGGAAATGAGGTGTGCAACAAATGGCAAATACCCGCGATACTGCGTGTGGGAGAACGTTCCCGGAGCATTCAGCTCAAATGGCGGCGAGGACTTTCGGTGCGTCCTCGAAAGCCTGTGTAAAATCAAAGATGAAACCGTTTCTGTTCCTCAATATGAGAGATGGACAGCAGCAGGATATATCATGGCAAAAGACTTCTCCGTTGCCTGGAGAGTCCTCGACGCTCAATACTGGGGAGTACCCCAGAGAAGAAAACGCATCTACCTTGTCGCAGATCTTGATTCCGAACGCGCCGGAAAGATACTGTTTGAGTCAGAAGGCGTGTCAGGGTATTCTGCTGAGAGCTTCCGCGCGTGGCAAAGAACTGCCGCCGCTGCTGAGGGCGGCATTGGAGCGGCAAGCGGGGGCTTAATGAACGCTGCCGGCTTTTGCGCGGAGCATTCGGCGAAAGCACGTGGAATCGGCTACGAGGAAGAAACCTCGCCCACGCTCCGCGCTGGGACGATACCAGCAACTGTCTACGAAAATCATTCACAGGACACACGGTATACCGGACCGCTTGATGTCGCTCCAACAGTAAGTTCGACCTATGGAATGGGCGGGAACAATCAGCCGTTTGTTGTGACCAAAGAAACGAGATGTTTTGATGTAAGATTTACCTCCGAGGGAACAAAGAATGCCAGGCATAATTGCTATGAAACTACTACGTCGCGGACAATAGATACCGGCGGTAATGCGCCGGACTCCAACCAAGGCGGGGTTGCCGTTGTATCCGTCCAAGGCTCGATGATAGGCAGAACGGACAAGAACGGACCGCAAGGCAGCGGAGTGAACGAGGACGTTTCTTTCACGTTGAACGCTACCGACCGTCACGCAGTAGCTTTTTCGCCGACGCGGGTATACAGCACGAGTAAGAACTCATACCACACAGAAGCTACCGAGAATGTTGCAGGCACTCTTGTGGCATCTGATTATAAGGATCCGCCGACCGTTGCGGAAGAACCTCGATACATCGTCCGGCGGCTCATGCCTACAGAGTGCGCCCGGCTGCAAGGCTTTCCGGATTGGTGGTGCACCGACCTCGAAACAGCAGATCCGACCGATGGTGAGCTTGAATTCTGGCGGCAGGTATTTGAAACCCATCGTAATATAACGAGCGGCTCGAAGAAGGCAAAGTCAGATAAGCAGCTTCGCGCATGGCTTAAAAGTCCTCACAGCGATTCAGCGGAATACAAGCTGTGGGGGAACGGCGTTGCTTTGCCCTGCGTTTTCTTCGTCCTTTCGGGCATTGTTTACTATTCACAGTTGAATGTTGAAAGTTTGTGAGTTTATTCTCTTGATATGTGTCCCTTTCGGAGTTAATATATAGCTGGTCAGCAGGCAGCACCGAGCGGCATAATATACACATAATTCCGCTGTACATTTCGTGTAATATATTGTTCCTAAACCGCTTGCTATTATCTCGCTTTAGAGTTAATATGTACACACCGAAAGGGAAAACAAAGCCAAACGGAGGACACGACAATGAAAAACACACAGGTACAGATCGAGGGCATTAAGAACCAGACCATAGGCGTTGAGGTCGAGATGAACAATATAACAAGAGCGAAAGCCGCACAGATCGCCGCTGAGTTCTTCGGAACGCACCGCCACGAAAACACCGCCGCCCGCAACGGATACTGCACCTTCTCCGCTTGGGACAGCGAGGGTCGCGAGTGGAAATTCCAGAAAGACGTAAGCATTCACGGGCCTGACGGTGAAAAGTGCGAAATGGTCACTCCGATCCTTACATACAGCGATATCGAAACACTTCAGGAACTCATTCGCCGACTTCGCAAGGCAGGAGCCAAGAGCGACGCAACAAGGGGCTGCGGGGTACATGTTCACATCGGCGCACAGGGACACACGCCGCAGAGCCTCAGAAACCTCGCCAATATAATGGCAAGCCACGAAAGCCTTTTAGCAAGCGCCCTCAACCTCGACAGAGGAAGAATGAACCGCTACTGCCGCACGGTAAGCCCCGCATTCCTCGAACAGCTCAACCGCAAAAAGCCCCAGACCATGGCAGAGCTTGCGGACATCTGGTACACGAGCCAGAATGCAAGCTACGGCCGGTCAGCGCACTACAACGACAGCAGATACCACATGCTTAACCTGCACGCCACTTTCACCAAGGGCACGGTTGAGTTCAGGCTTTTCCAATTCGACGCACCGAGCGGCACAAAGCAGAATGGGCTTCACGCAGGACAGCTCAAGAGCTACATACAGCTTTGCTTAGCGCTCAGTGCGATGGCAAAGAACGCAAAGAGCGCAAGCCCCAAGCCCCAGCAGGTGGACAACCCTAAATACGCGATGCGCACTTGGCTCCTTCGCCTTGGATTTATCGGGAACGAGTTCAAGACCGCAAGAGAAACTTTCACAAACCGTCTGAGCGGCGATGGAGCTTTTCGAAACGGCAGAACAGCATGACCCCGGCAAACCGCCCCTGACCGCTTCGGCGGTCTTAGGGTGGTAGAAGGGCAATTCTTCAGAAAGGACGTATTGTTATGAAAGAAAAACTTTACTTGGCTTATGGCAGCAACCTCAACATTGTTCAGATGATCATACGCTGTCCGGACGCGAAATCCTACGGAACGGCTGAAATCAAAGACTACGAGCTACTTTTCAAAGGTAGCAAGACCGGGGCATACCTGACCATTGAACGGCGAAAAGGCTCTAACGTTCCTGTGGGCGTATGGGCGGTCACGGAGCGCGACATTAGCGCCTTAGACCGCTACGAGGGTTTCCCTGCATTTTACTACAAGAAGGAATTCCGACAGCAGATATGGGGTAGGGACAGCGAGGACTTGGGCGTGCGCGACTGCTTTGCTTACATCATGCATGAGGATAGGCAGATAGGGATACCAAGTCCGGTGTACATCAACACTTGCAGAGAAGGCTACAAAGATTTCGGATTTGATATCAATATCTTGATGGACGCAGTAAAGAGAAGCGAGGAGGCAGCACTATGAAAAAAACGACATCAAGAAGAGCGGCGCAATGCCCCAAGTGCAGCGCGATTTATACCGCACCGCCTGCAATATCGCGCGATGACGGTCACACGCTCATATGTCCGGAATGCGGCACAAGAGAGGCTTTGAAGAGTATCGGAGTGTCAGCCGAGGAGCAGAGCAAGATCATCGACATCATTCACCGCTGCTACAAAAGGTAAAATACACATGATAGCCGCGAAATCTTTGTGCAGGATATTCTTTTGCAATCGCTTGCAATTTCGTCCCTTTAGAGTTAATATGGACACACCGAAAGGAAATACACATCAAGCAGGAGGAAAAGAATATGTGGACAAAAGGTGCAATAGGAATACCGAGCAGCAACGGCGGCATGACATCGGTGAGCTACTGGGTGAAACACTATGATAACGAAAGCCAGTTCGGAATTGACAACGGCAGGATCTCAAAGCTAACACTTGTCCAGGACAGCAAAGTGGTGTACAACTACGACCGAGGCGAGGACGTCGAGCCTCAGACATCAGAAGCGGAAAAGGCGCTCGCTATCCTGCTGAAAGAGTACAACTGATACCTCAACACGGCATCAATAAAATGGCAGAGAACGGCGCAAGGGCGCTGTTCCTGCCTTTTGCCGATGTGAACGCCCCTTCAAGGTACTGTGACCCGGGGGCGGGGTGAGGTGAGGCTCGCCGACGCCCAATTTTCGTCTAGTCATGGAGAAAAAAACGGGTCACTTGAATTGAAAAAAATATTTTTTGGGGGTATAGAAAATGGCAAGGAAAAAAGCACAGGAAACCGAGGTCAAAAAAACGGCGGCGGAGGCAGCTACAAAGCCAGTTCCGGGCGGGGCAAAAGCCACCAAGGGTACCGCAAAAACCACGCCTAGCGGCAAGAAAACGGCGAAAAGCGGAGCGAAACCCGCTAAAAGTAGTGAAAAAGGCGGTTCAAGCGGAGCGAAACAGACTAAAAGCACCACGAAAGGTAATGCGGACATCAAGCGCAAGACTACGAAGAAAGCAGCGCCGGAAACCGCCGTGGATAAGCCGGCACGCACGCCATGCAGGAAAGCGGCTGATATTCCCCATGTGAGCGGCGACAGCGCGGTGCTTGATGCGGAGGCAAGGCTGGACGCCATGGAGGAAGAAGCGCGTACGGAGGCGGCACAGGGCGCACATTCTGCGTCCTCCGAGCCTGCGGAGATTATCTACTCGCTGAAAGCTGGAGCGCAGATATTCGTGAAGACCGCCGACATCGTTGCGGCTACCGGAAAGACTACGTCATGGATCCGCGACATAACAGCGCGTGGGATCATCAAGGAAACCAAGACAAAGCACGGTGCACTCTACGACTTTACACAAACCATGAGGGCTTATTGCGCGTCGCTGGAATCGCGCCGGAGCGATGATGATACCGCTGATGTGGAGCTTAAGCGGAAAAAGGCAGAGGCAAAACTCAAGGAGTCCAAGGCGGTCATCGCGGAAATGCAGGCAAAGGAATTCCAGGGCAAAATGCACCGTTCAGAGGACGTACAGAAAATGACCGCCGACCTGCTCTACTTCGTTCGCGGCGGGCTTGTGGCTCTTGCCGGAAGATGTGCCACTGACTGCGCTGCGTCCTCCGAGCCTGCCGAGGTGCAGAAGATCATTGAGCATGAGGTTCATGAGATCCTTAAGGACTTATCCGAATACAAGTATGATCCGAAAAGATATGACGAGCTGGTGCGGCAGCGGACTAACCGTGAACTTGACGCTGACTTCGACGATGGAGAAGATGAAGAATAAATCGGCGTGAAGTTAGTAAGCACCGGATTTCAGAGGGTAAATACAGCTTATTCGATAATATCTTTTTCAGATATTTTTGCAATTTGTCCCGAATGTCCCCCATGTCCCTTTATATTTGTGATACAATATAATCGAAAAAATACCGTTTGAGGCGACGGACACAGAGCCAACATTCAACCAGTCTGATCACCGCGCCCAAGCGGTATTTTTGTTCGATTCAAACATAGTAATAGCGCGGACTTGCAACATCGCGCAGACGATACAAGGCGCAGGGGCTTTCTCCTTTGACCCTGCGCAGATTTCAGAGCCGCACAGTGCCGCGCCTTAGCGCGTGCGGTGCAAATCCGCAGGCTCTTGTCAAGACGTTGTGTATACAATACACGGCACAGGCGCGGACTACTCATCCGTTCGCGGTGAAACAGAGGTAGTGCGGGAGCGCATTATCCGATGTGGAACTGTGGTGTTCGTGTGGCAGTAGCTCAGTTGGTAGAGCCGGGGAAAGCACACCCCGTGTCGGCGGTTCAAGTCCGCCCTGCTGTCTTGGGACGGTGGTATATGTCGGGATACGGTCATGGTAAAAAGTCAGTATTTATACTGGTTCAGCCCACTGCCGGCGGGTTCAATCCCCGCTGCCGCCCGCTAATTGTTTGTCCCGCTTTTGTGCGGGCGGTGTTTCCTTTCCATGCTCCCGGCGTGCGCCAACGCTCCGGGAATATCAACCATCGCTGTGCATGAACGGCGGGGGCAGGACCCGCCGTTCCCGCCTTTTCGGGTGCGTGGCTCAATGGTTGAGCACCGGACTTTTAATCCGGATCATGTGGGTTCGATTCCCACCGTACCCACCAAGCCCTATGCGGCTTTAATTCGGGTGATAATATCAATAAATCCGTGTGTCAGAAAGGGGTTTGAGCGGCGGGAGGTGGCGGTGTGTTCCGAGAATCAGAAAAAGATCGGGTGAACAAGCTGAACGCCTGCCTTGCGAAGATCCTTAGCGGCATGAAGCCGCCAGAAGATCTCACTGTATCACAGTGGGCGGACAAGAACCGCCGACTTACCTCCGAGTCATCAGCGGAAGTCGGCAAGTGGCGGACCTCGCGAACTCCGTATATGTTTGATATCCTGGACAGTTTTACTGACCCGCTTATCGAGCATATCGTAGTTGTCGCCGCGTCGCAGGTCGGCAAGTCTGAAACCATTAACAACATGGTCGGATACTGCATAGACCAGGACCCCGGACCGATACTGCTGATACAGCCCACGATTGACGATGTTAAGCGTTACTCGGAAATGAGAATTGCGCCGATGATCCGTGAAACGCGCTGCCTTAAGCGCAAAGTCGCTGATCCCAAGTCACGCGACGCAGCGAACACCAAGCGGCAGAAGTCGTTCCCCGGCGGCGTGCTCGTCATGACTGGTTCGAACGTGGCGCACGATCTTTCTTCAATGCCTATTCGTTACGTCTTCGGCGACGAGCGCGACAGGTGGGCTACGAGTGCTGGTTCTGAGGGAGACCCGTGGGAGCTGGCGGTTGCAAGAACGAGAACGTTCTACAACAAGAAGATGGTCGAGGTCTCAACGCCGACTGTAAAAGGGGCGTCAGCTATCGAAAATTCTTACAACTTAGGCACGATGGAGCGGTGGAAAACCCAATGCCCCCATTGCGGCGAATATGTCGAGATCACATTTGATAATATCAGATTTGAGTACGAGGCAGCCGAAAAGGGCGACAAGAAGATATTCCACATCACGGAACTGTTTTATGTGTGCCCGGAATGCGGCGGCATATCCGACGAACACACGATGAAAAGTCAGCCAGCGAAATGGGTCGCCACGGTTCCCGAAGCCAGAAAGCACCACAAAACGCGCTCGTTCTGGCTGACCGCATGGGTTTCGCCGTGGGCAACCTGGGAGTCGATAATATTACAGTTCCTGCAGGCGGGGACAGACTCCGCAAAGCTGCAGGTCGTGTATAATACGCAGTTCGGCGAACTTTGGGAAGAGCGCGGCGACATGGCTTCAGAAGATGATGTTATGGCGCGGCGCGAAGTCTATGAGGCAGAAGTGCCGGACGGCGTGCTCCTGCTCACCTGCGGTGTGGATACACAAGATGACCGCCTTGAATATGAGGTCGTGGGACATCGGCGATACGGTGAAACATGGGGTATAAAGAAAGGTGTTATCCTTGGACGCCCTGACACAGAGGAAGTCTGGGAGCGGCTTGACGAGGTATTATCTCATAAATACAAGTTCAAAAGCGGGGTTTCGTTGCAAATCTCGCTTACTTTTATCGACGAGGGCGGACACTTTACACAGGAAGTCCGCCAGCACTGTCTTGCCCGTCAATATGACCATGTGTTTGCGATAAAGGGCGCGAACCGTCCGGATATACCATACACCGCGCCGCCTAAGAAACAAAAAATCGTGGTCAACGGTAAGGTTATCGGACAGGTGTGGGTGTATGAGATAGGCGTTAATGCCGGCAAGCAGAAGATCGTGGACAACCTCCGCGTTCAGTCTCCCGGCGCTAACTACTGTCACTTTCCCTTGCGCGACGATTACGGCAAGCAATTCTTTAAGCAACTAATGTCGGAACACCTTGCGTATGTTCCGAAACTGAAACACCCCTGGCAATGGCAGAAGATCCCCGGACATGAGCGCAACGAGGCTTTTGATATCCGGAACTACAACCTTGCGGCGTGCGAAATACTTTCGCCTGACTGGGACGCGATAGAGCAGAAGCTCCGAACGGCTAAGCCGGGCGAAGAAAATGCGTCAATTCCCATGAAAGAGAAGAAAGCGAAGCCGCGTAAGCGCAAGAAAAGCGAGTTTTACGATGATTGGTGATAACGATGATTAATAAAAATACAGTTCGTAAAATGTATGAGCATTATACAAAACGTATAGACGAACTTATCAAGGCACAGGAGTCGCTTACGTCTGGCGGCGTAAAATCGTACAAGATCGGCGACATGGAGATCACCAAGTTCGACATGACAAAGCTTGACGAGCTGCTGGAAGAGGCTGTTGACCGGCAGGCATACTATGACGCTATCCTGCACGGCAAGGCAACGCGCAAGACCGTGGGCATAATTCCCACGGACAGATGAATCATTTTTGCAATCAATTTCAAAAATCAGCAGAAAAGAGGGCGCGAATTTGATCGCGCCTTGATTTCTGCCGGTTTGGGGGCTTTCACGGCAGAGTTCATAATTTCTCCGAGGGCTGTGTGCGCGGCAGCAGCGGCGTATGCGGCTCTTCTCCGAAGAAAAAGCGCCTGCTTGCGGGCAGGCGCTTTGTAATGTGGAAACGGCTTACTCAGCAGCGTCAGGCGGCGGTGTCAGCAGGTCGTTAAGGGTAATGCCGAGCGCGTCGGTGATTTTCAGAGCGTTGGAAACAAGGCAGTCGCCGCGTTTTTCCAAGTCTTCAATGGTGCGCTTTGGTATGCCTGTGAGTTCAGACATTTTCGGCACGCTGATCTTTGCACGTTTCCGATACTCCTTGATATATAAAAACATCTTGAAAACCTCACTTTATGAACAGATTCACAGCGCCGATTATTCCGAATACCAGAATGGCGCAAAGTGCAAGCGTGATAAGAAGCTGACCGCCAAGTTTAACTATATTTTTCATATCCTCTTGACCTCCTTCCTGAAACGTGGTATAATATTGATAACCCCCGAAGGGGGCTGCGGATAACCGCCCGCAGCTGCGGTTGCTATCAGAAGATTTCTGCGATCTGCTTGATAGCTAAGACCAACAAGGTAACCGTTCCGGCAAGTTCAATTACCTTGAGAAGGAGCTTGTTAAGCTGTTCCAGCAGCTTAATGAGCTCTTTTATTTTATTGATCATCGCTCTCACCTCCTTTCCTCTTTCTGATTATATTATACCACGTTTTAACGTGTTTGTCAATAGCTTTTTTAAAAATAATCTCAATATTTTTAAAAAAATACAAATATTAGCACCTTGAAAGCGGTGCTTTTTTTATGGGCAAAAACGGCGCATGAGCCGCAATTGCCGACAAGTGAAATCTACAATTTAATAAATCAAGGCACGCCCGGTCAAATGGCGTGCCTTTGTTATTCCACGAAAAGGGGGGACGTTTATGAGCGGCTCATATGTACATGCAAGCGGGTACGGCGACGCTGGAGCATCGCTTACTAAAAGGTCATTAAGGGCTTTCAATGCGCGTTCGGGCGCGCCGATTGAGGATATAGACTTTCACAATGCAACAATGCGTCAGCGCGGGCGCATGCTATATATGGCTTCTCCGATAGCCGCCGCCGCTGTGAACACTAATCGCACGAAGATAGTCGGTCCGGGACTCAGAATGAAGTGCAGTCTTGACGCGGAACTGCTTGGACTTTCGCCGGAAAGTGCAAGGCAATGGTGCAGGCGCACCGAGGCAGAGTTCCGGGCATGGTGTCTGAACAAGTCGTCATGTGACGCGCTGGGCATAAACAACTTCTATGAAATGCAGCAGTTAGCCGTGAAATCATGGCTGATGAGCGGCGATGTGTTTGTTCTGCTGAAAAGGCGCAAGCCGACTCGCTTTAATCCATATTCTCTTTGCATTCAGCTTGTTGAAGCTGACCGGATAAGTACGCCGCTGAGTTTAGTTGCAAACGGTCTTTTTTCGGCGACAGAGGGTAAATGTGGTGATAACGCTGTTCATGATGGCGTTGAGGTTGACGCCAGCGGAAGAGTTGTAGCCTATCATATCTGCAATGGTTATCCGTATTCTTCAATGCTTACGGATATTAAGTGGGTCAGGGTCGAGGCGTTCAGCCAAAAGACCGGATTACCGAATGTTTTACAGCTCATGGATTCAGAGCGTCCCGACCAGTATCGGGGCGTTTCGTATCTCGCCCCGGTCATTGAAATGCTTCTGCAGAACCGCAGATACACGGAAAGCGAACTTACAGCGGCAATCATTCAGACGTATTTTACCGGCTGGCTAGAAACGGAAACGGACTCGACTGATATGCCGATGTTCGACCATTCTGATGATGGCGATTCAGACGAGGACGAGCCGGAAATGGCACCTGGCAACATCGTTAAGTTGAAAAAGGGCGAAAAAATCGTGTTCGGTAATCCGAACATTCCGACTGCTGGATATGAAACATTCAACAAGTCAATTTCTAAGCAGATCGGAGCGGCGCTTGAAATGCCGCATGAGGTATTGCTCAAAGAGTTCACTGCGTCTTATTCAGCGTCAAAGGGCGCTCTTGAAGAAGCGTGGGAGGCTATCAAAATGCGGCGTTCCTGGGTCAATAACGATTTTAACCAGCCAATTTACGAAACTTGGCTTGCTGAGGCTGTTGCACTCGGCAGGATAAGGGCACCGGGTTTCTTCGACGACCCTCTTATCCGAGCGGCTTGGTGCGGTGCGCGGTGGGACGGTCCGGCGCTCACACAGCTTGACCCCAAGAAGGAAGCTGAGTCAAATGCCATGTTGGTTCAGCACGGTTGGAAGACGAACGAGCAGATCACAAGAGAGTACTACGGCGAAAACTGGGAGGACAATATGTCTGCTCTTGCGGTGGAGAACGAGCTTATAAAGAACATTATACCCGCCCAGACGAATAACATCGCTGACGATGATGAAGAGGGAGATGAAGAAAATGCCGATGAAGAATAAAGGCGCTGCGTATTTCGCGGAGCGTGAGGGCTATTCGGTCAGGGCTGATGCTGATATGGAAACCGCCGAGCTTGTGCTTTACGGTTTGGTAGTAAAAAGCAGACCGTTTGACTATGACACCGATAAGCCCACGGAAGAAAATTACATCGTTGAAAGCGAGATTTTAGATGACTTAAAGGCAATATCCAAGAGCCGAAAGTTAGATATAAAGCTCAATTCCTGCGGCGGTTCATGTACAACTGCGATAGTCATATACAACAAGCTACGTGAAATGGCTGCGAACGGCACACAGATCACCTGCACCGTTGACGGTGTGGCAATGTCAGCAGGCTCACACATTATGTGCGCTGCTGATACAGTCAGGGCGTCCGAGGGGTCGCTGATAATGATACACAAGTCATTAGCGCCTGTATTTGGCTATTACAACGCAGATGAACTTAGAAAAGTGGCACAGACCAATGATGCTTACGACAAGGTCATGTTGGCAGCGTACAAGCGTAAGACCGGAAAAGAGGAAGCCGAACTGCTCAGTATGATGTCGGCTGAAACATTTATGACCGGAAAAGAAGCCAAGGAGCAGGGCTTTGTTGACGAGCTCATTGAAACGAGCGATGAAGTCAAGATAGCTGCATCGGCTGACAAGACGGCACTGTATGTGAGCGGCAGATTTATGCCGCTTTACGGAGCAACATGCCCTGAAAATATACCGATTGTAAATAATACTCCAAATATTACAGGGACACACCACATGGCATTACAGCCTGAATCAAACGAAGGCAATGCAAATAAATCAAACAACAATGAGGGAGGTAAAACTACTATGGCAGTAAATCTTGCTGAACTACGCAAAGAAAATCCCGAACTCGCTGCACGCGTTGAAGAGGATTACAAGGCAGAACACGCAGACGAAAACAAGACGGCAATGGACGCCGCTGTGCAGAAAGCGCTTGCAGACGAGCGCACACGCTTAGAGAAGATAGAGGCTATCGCTGGACAGGTAAGCCCGGAGCTCCTCGCTGACGCTAAGTACAAGAACCCCTGCACAGCCGAGGAACTTGCTTACAAGGCCATGTCGGAGAATGCAAGGAAAGGCCAGTCGTTCCTTAACGACATGAAGGCAGATTACAGCGGTTCCGGCGTGGAAGATGTTCACGCAGTTGCCCCGCAGGCTGACGGCAGCGCGGAACAGACAAAAGCCCAGGAAGAGGCTGAGGTTTTAGCAGCTATTGACGAGGCACTGAAGGAGGGATAAGTAATGACAACTGAACTTCTCAACAAGCTCGGCACGGTTACTGCTGACAACCTTGTCGCCGGGACGGATCCGGCGTTAAGAGTCGGCACCGGAAAGCTCCGCAAGAACACAGGAGAGCTTAAGCGCGGCACAGTGCTGGCTAAATCTTCAAAGGACGGCACGCTTGTGATTCTGGGAACGACCGCCTCGTCTTCGGACAGCGAGGTGCTTGAGCCTTACGGTATTCTGACCGATGATATCACTGTACCGGCTGACGAAGATGTAAACATGACCATCTACATCGGCGGCAAGTTCAACAGCAACAAGATCATCATGAAGGACAGCTACCAGATGACGGAGGCAGACAAGGATACCCTGCGCAAGTATGGCATCGAGTTTACCGCCGCCGATTCTAACTGACAAGGAGGACAAAATGGCAGTTAATCTTGACATCACACAGTCTTATGTGTTACAGTCTATTGCTGAAAAGGCTAAGCCGGAATCAATGTTTTTCAGCGAACGTTACTTCACCACGGGCAGGAACGACATTTTTGCATCGGATAAGGTGCTTGTAGAGTATAAGCGCGCCGGACAGCGTAAGATGGCGCGTTTCGTTGCAGAGCGCGGCGGCGCTATCAGCGTTGGACGCGATGGCTACGAATTATCCGAATTCAGACCGGCATACATAGCAGAATCCCGTTCGCTCACGGTTGACGATCTGTCAAAGCGCGGATTCGGCGAGGCTCTTGTAACGGGCTCTACACCTGCACAGAGAGCTATCCGCCTGCTTGCAGAAGATTTCACGGAACTTGAAATCAGAACACGCCGCAGAATCGAGTGGATGTGCGCACAGGTAATGCAGAACAATGCGATCACTATGCAGGAGTACATCGACGTCAATACACCCGGCGAGGTCAAGCACATTCAGTTCTATGACGGAGATGCTTCTGAGCATACTTATACCCCCCAGAATCTGTGGAACTCCGCTGACGCTAATATCATCGGTGATGTATATGCTATGTGCGAGCTGCTTTCCGATCGCGGAATGGTGCCTGCCGACCTGCTTATCGGCTCTGATGTTGCCGATGTATTCTATAAGAACGAGGAACTCCGTGTAATGCTGGACAAGACTCTCGCTTACAACTTTGGCGCTGTAAACGAGCGTATCGTTATGCCCGGTATCAGCGAACTGGGTACATTCAATTTCAGAGGGCACACCCTCAGAGTTATCGTTGTGGGCAATAAGTACGAGGACGAGAACGGCAAGACCAAGAGCTACTTCCCCAAGGACGCGGCAATGGTAACATTCCCGAACTGCGGACGTGTGGCTTACGGTGCTATAACGCTCATGCCTTATGGCAGGGATAATTTTGAGACCATCGCAAAGTCGAGAGTTTCCAAGCTCTTCGTCGACAACAAGCACAACACCAGAGCAGTCGAGCTGTATTCCAGACCTATTGCAATGCCCAGGGTTTATACCCCTTATATCTTCGCAAGCAAGGTTGTAGGCTGATAGGAGGCATACAGTGTTAATTCGTATCAGAAACACCACATTCGGGCTGGTGGCTGACGGTATTGTAAAGCCCAAGTCTCCCAAGGACCCGCCGTTCGAGGTTGACGAGAAACTGGGCTTAAGGCTTGTCCGCGAGGGTATCGCGGAGGCAGTGTACGGTATCGAGAGCGGCGGGGTACCGTCCGAAAGTAATGACAATGGTAATGACGAAAGCGCCGGCGATGACTTCGGCATACCGCAGTACAGCACAGACACTTCAAAAGCTGATTTACAGTCGATTGCAAACGAGTACGGTATCGAGGTGTCTGCAGCTGCGACCAAGCAGGAACTCATCAAGGCACTTGACGACTTTTTCGCCGACGCGCTGTCCGATGATCCGGAGGGCAAATAATGGGCTTTAAGGACATGGTCAAGTCCGATATCGCAAATGTGCTGATGAACACCGAGGAGTTTGCGGAAAGTCACACAGTGAAATACGATGGAGAGGTATATGAAGATATACCGATCATTCTCCAGCGGGTCAAGCAGTCTGACAGACCTATAATTCAGAGCGACCATGCTGAGGGCATATACCTTGTGACCGCCGTTGCCTATATCAACGAGAAGGACCTTGACGGGGTGATCCCCGAACAGGGACATCGCTTTGAGATAGACGACGGCGAGGCGCTAGGTAAGACGTTTTTCCGCATGTATTCGGTAGTTTCGTCCAAATGCGAGATGGGGCTTATCACGCTGGAACTGAGGTATTACGATGAGTGACAGCTATTCAGGCGGCAATTATTCCGGAATCGTCAACATTTCGCTTGCTGATGATTCCGGTAGCTCCAAGGCGCTCGACCGGGCAACTAAGCTCTTAGCCGGGATACCGGGCGGCATTGAGAAAGCGGCCAGTTCTTCCCTGACCCGCGCCGCAACGAGCGGTACGGCGGCTGTAGCGCGTGAAGTCAATAAAGACTATTCGCTGAATACGTCCGACTTCAAAAAGTATACCAAGTCCTCGCAGCATATTCAGAAGTCCGGCGATGAAATAAGTGTCGGACTTAGTTTTCGCGGATTTCATGTTCCGCTTATCCGGTTCAACGCAAAAATCACCAGTTCCGGGCTGTACAGAGTGCAGGTCAAGCGGAACACCGCCGGCGAAACGCTGAAACACGTTTTCCGTGCAACGATGGACAGCGGACACATCGGGCTTTTTGAACGATATGGGTCAAGCAGACTGCCGATAAAGCAGATGCTCGGTCCGTCCGTTCCCCAGATGATTGGGGCAAATCCGACGCTTGCAAATACAGTTGGCGATAATGTGCGCAAGGTATTTGAGGAGCGCATGGAACACGAAACAACAGCGCTGCTTAACGGCTGGAGGTAAACATTAAACATGACGAGGGTAAAACTCATTCAGGAACTGAAAACGTTCTGCGAGGACGCGATAAAGAACATTTCTCTTCCGGAGACAGTCCAGAAAGGCGACACAAAGGAGAAAAGCCGTGTTCCGGCGGTGTATCTCATGCGCCTGCCTGACAGCAATTCGGCAAAGAAACTCGCGCCGTATATCATCGTTCAGTTCATCGACAGCAAGCACCATCGGAGCGAGAACGGCTATCCTAATCCCGAATACACGGCGGCGGTGCGCTTTATCTTCTGCGTGTACTCGCAGGACGAGCAGGACGGTGCTGTAATGCTCCTCAACCTCATGGACAGGGTGCAGGAGCGGCTGCTTGAACAGGTGCAGATAGGGAAAGAATTCGTGCTTGACGAGCATGAGGGGGTTGAGTCGGTCGTCTATCCCGATGATACCGCGCCCTATTACGCAGGCGAAATGATAGGCACATTCCACATCAGACCAATACAGAGGGAGGTTGATTTCTTTGGCAAGGAAAACCGACGTTTCGGAGGAAATGTCTGAGGTAAAGACCGTCGGCGACAAAGTTACGTCCGAACAGCCGGAACAGGCGGAGCAGGATGGGCAGAACGCGGCGGCAGAGTCAAGGGTCTGGGTCTATTTAGGTCCCTCGATACGCGGAGTGGTCACGAATGGCAGAATATATTTCGGCTCAAAGGCTGAAATTGTTGAATCGTTCGGCGGCAAGCTCAAGGATTATCCGCAGATCGAGCGGCTTATTGTCGCAGACCATAATGTTGCTAAGGCAAGAAGCGACCTGAAAGAAAAGCGCGGTATTTACATTCCGTATGACGCGCTTATCAGGAAAATCACAGGCAAGGAGGAGTAAACCATGGCTTTAAGACATGGCATAAACACATATAAGGACGATACCGGCGTTGTTGCGGTGCAGACCGCAGCGGTCGGTATTCCTTATTTCATAGGCGCATGGCCCTGCTATCGCGGTAAGGGCTACACCGGCAAGCCCCAGTTTTCGTCCGGATTCAGCGAGGCGGAGGAACTCGGCGGCTACAGCACCGAGTGGAGAAACGCGGACGGTTCGCCCAAGTGGAATCTCTGCCAGGCAATGTACGGATACCATAAACTCATGGGCATGTCGCCGGCGATATTCTACAACATCTTCGATCCGGCAAAGCACAAGAAGGCGGTCGCAGCCGAGGAATTCACGGTTGCCGACCACATCGTGGAGCTTACCGCTGACGCTATCATAAACGACGATCTTAAGGTAACGGCAGGAAGTACGTCAGCAGTACTGACAAAGGGTACTGACTACGAGGCATATTATAGCGGCAACGCGCTGTGTATCGAGCTGCTGTCAGACTCGTCGAGCTACAGCGCCGACAAGCTCAAGATCGGCTATGATGTCGCAGACCTTTCCACCATCACGGCAGAGGACGTTGAGATGGCTGTGGAAACAGTTGAAATGTGCCGCAGCGTTGTCGGGATTGTTCCTGACCTCATATGCGCCCCCGGCTGGTCAACAGATCCGACAGTAGCGGCGGTGATGGCGGCGAAAGCGCCGAGTATCAATGGACTGTTCCGCGCCAAGGCGGTCGTGGACATCAACACCAAGACAGTCAATGACTATTCCAAGGTGCTTAAGCACAAGACCGACAACGGATACGTATCCGAGGACATGATCGTATGCTGGCCGATGGTCAAGAGCGGCGATTATCTCTTTGACCTTTCCATTATAATGTGCGGGCTTATCGCAAAGGTGGATTCCGGCAACGCCGATTGCCCTTACGAGTCTCCGTCCAACAAGTCCGTATCCATCACCGGCGCGGTTTGCGCGGATGGCACCGAGGTAACGCTTTCACTTCCGCAGGCTGACGTTATCAGCGTATCTGCCGGGGTGGTCACCGTGCTGAATAACGGCGGCTGGACCCTGTGGGGAAACTATCTGGGCTGCTATCCCAAGACGAGCGATGTAGCCAAGATGTTCATCTGCACCAACAGAGTGCAGGACTGGATATGCAACACGTTCATCAATACATTCTGGCAGTACATCGACAAGCCTCTGACCCCTGCGCTGCGTGACGCTATCATCAATGCGTTCAACGCATGGCTTAACGGTCTGACGGCTGAGGGTAAGCTCTACGGCGGCGAGATCGCATATTCTTCTGAGCTTAATCCTGTCACCAACCTTATGAACGGTATGTTCCGGCTTGACTGTCAGGCGGCATCACCGCTACCTGCACAGCAGATAGATATGCACGTACAGTACAGCGTAGATATGCTTGAGGCTGCGCTTGGCTCTTAACGAAAGGAGGAACACAAATGCCTAATGGTGTTGACGAGGGCGTAATCGCCTATTCCGTGTATGAGGACGAAAAGATGTTTTACGGAGTTGCGGAGGTCGACCTTCCGGACTTTGAAAACGAGGTCTTTAACGTGAGCGGCGCTGGCGTTCTCGGTGAGATTGAGATACCTGTTGCGGCTCACCTCAAGGCTATGACCACTACGTTCAAATTCAATCACACGAACGAGGCGGCATACGCTCTTGCAGAGGAACGCGTCCACACGCTTTCCCTGTGGCGTGCTGACCAGCACTACAACTACAGCGAGGGTGAGCTTGAAACCAAGCAGAAGAAGATCATCATGCGCGTTGTGCCGAAAAAGCTGACCGGCGGTACCGTCAAGAACGCATCGCCGATATCTGTAAACGGCGAATACGCGGTACATTACTATGCGGAAATCGATGCGAACGGCAAGAAACTCTGCGAGTATGACCCGCTGAATTTCCGCTACATCGACCACACTGGCAAGGACAGAGCGGCGGAGATCCGCAAGTGTCTGGGTATGTCCTGATAACATTATTATTGCTGTTCCCTGCATTTCGCAGGGAGCGGCGTTTCATTTGAGGAGGAATTTTGAATTATGGCAAAGACAAACGTTGACCTTGAAAAGACCGAGAACATGGACGAGCTTGTAGAAAAGGAGCTTGCTACCATGGAAAACACCAGCGTTGAGAATGTACTTCACCTGACCAAGCCCGTTATGTATAACGGCGAGGAGGTGACCGAGCTTGCATTTGACTTTGACAAGCTCACTGGCGCGGACGCTCTGAACATTGAGGAAGAGCTTGTATCCCGCGGGAAAACAATGTACTATGGCGCTATCAACGATGCAAATTATCTTATCCGTATGGCCGCAAAGGCTTGTACAAAGCCTGTCGGCGTGGATTTTTTCTATAAAATATCCATCATCGATTTCGAGAGGATAAAGAACAGAGCGCGTTTTTTCTTGTCCGGTGTTGCACAGTCGAGACGCTAAGGCGCAATATCCTTATTTTGGCGCAAAACGGATATGCACCTATCCCATTTTGGCTGGAGCAGCCACTTAAAGAAATACAGCGGTGGATTATTACGCACAATAAAATCCTGAAAGAGTCGGAAAAGAAGTAAGGAAGGGTGAGGGTTGAATGGCAAGCAAGCAGTATGAAATGTTGTTCAAACTCGGCGCGCGGCTGGGTGAGAACTTCAAGGGAACGTTCAACTCTGCCCAGAAGATACTTGATAAAACTCAGAAGGAGATACAGACGCTGAATAAGCAGCAAAGCGATATCAGCGCCTATCAGAAACAGCAGGCAGGCATTGAACGGTCTACCAAGCAGCTTAATACATATGAAAAGCAGCTCGAAATTACTCAAAGCGGACTTGCAAAACTGAAAAACAGCACCGAGGATACAACGGTGCAGGAAGCGCAGCTTTCAGCGCGTGAACTCGAGCTGAAAAACCGCATTGAGAAAACCGAACAGGCTATTGCGGACAAAAATCAGCGCTTACAGCAGATGGGTCAGAAGCTCTCTGACGCAGGCATTGATATCAATCAGCTTACAAGTGAAAGTACCCGCCTAAAAAACCAGGTCGAGGAACTGACCAAGCAGGAAGAACAGGCAGCGGGGGAAGCCGCCAGATTTGGCAGCAGCGGCGAAAGCGCCTTTGAAACAGTCGGCTCTGCTTTGGTCGCCGCTGGAATTGCAGCAGGACTGAAGAAAATCGCGGACGCATATCAGCAGTGCGTTGACGTATCTATGGAGTTTGGCGGGACTATGAGCACCGTTGAGGCGCTGTCCGGCGCTAATGCGGTGCAGATGTCGGAGCTTTCAGCCAAGGCAAGGCAGCTTGGCGCGGATACTGCATTCACCGCGAACCAGGCGGCTGAAGCCATGACCTATATGGGAATGGCGGGCTGGGGCGCTAACGATATGCTTTCTGGCATGGACGGCATGATAAACCTTGCCGCCGCTTCCGGCGAGGATCTTGCGCTGGTTTCGGACATTGTTACGGATAACCTGACTGCGTTTGGCCTTACTGCAAAGGATACCGCGCACTTTGCTGATGTGCTTGCGGCAGCCGCCACCAACTCCAACACTAATGTTGCGATAATGGGAGAAACCTTTTCCGGCTCGGCGGCTATCGCGGGCGCACTGGGGTACAGTATCGAGGACGTTGCAACGGCGGTCGGCATGATGGCTAATGCGGGCGTTAAAGGCTCTGTTGCGGGAACTGCGCTGAAAAACACCTTTAACGGATTCCTGAACGGCGCGACTCTTACGGCTGAAGCGTTCGGCGAGGTGGAATTTTCGGCGATAAATGCCGATGGCACTATAAATTCCTTTTCGGATTCCATCAACGAACTGCGCGGCTATTTTGAGCAGATGACCGAGGCGGAGCGCGTCCAGAACGCTATGGCAATAGCGGGACAGCGCGGATATAACGGACTTATCGCTATACTGAACTCGTCTAAGGAAGACTACCAGTCGCTTACCGATAAAATCAACAACTGTACGGGCGCGGCGCAGAAGATGTCTGAGATAAAGCTGGACAATCTGCAGGGAGATGTTACGCTGCTAGACTCTGCTACCGATGGTCTTAAGATGACTGTTGGAAGTCTGTACAACGATGAGCTGCGCAGACTTACCCAGACAGGAACTCAAATCATGACAGGCATCAACGAGTTCTGTGAAAAAAATCCGGTGATAGTAAAAGGTATTACTGGAATTGTTGCAGGAATGGGAACAGCATTGGCAGTATACAAAGGTATATCGGCTGCTAAAAAGCTGATGAATACTATCTCTGTTGTCCATAATGCATTACTGATAAATCAAGCAACAGCAACAGCTTCAGCGACTGCAGCACAGGTTGGATTAAATGCTGCTATGGCAGCTAACCCGGTCGGACTGGTGATTGCTGGTATTGGAGCGTTAAGTGGTTTACTAGTTACTGCGGCTCTATCTTATGAGTCGGCAGTGCCAAGTGTTGAACAGCTGACTGAAAAGGCGCAGGAATTTGATGAAGCACTGAAAGAGGCTAATGCTGATTTCGATGATACGCAGGTTTCTATTTCTGCTAATGCCGATACTGCGGATTATTATATTGAAAAGCTTGAAGAGATTGAAGAAGCTACTGGTGGCAATGTCGCTGAAAACGAAGAGTATCACAATATACTATCGCTTTTGTCCAGGACAGTTCCAGAACTTTCAGAATACATAGACCTTGAAACCAATTCAATACAGGGTGGCACTGAGGCGCTTCGGCAACATACGGACGCTTACAAGAAAAATGCTGAGGAGCAGGCAAAGCAAGAGTTTATCAATTCTGTATATGACGAATATGGCGAGGTAGTCAAAGAGGTTGCCGAGAATAAGATAAAGCTTACACAGGCACAGCTTAAAGAAGAGCAGGCTCTTGCAAAGGCGGATAAAGCTCAGCAGAGAATGAACGAACTGATGGCTGAAGCTGAAAAACAGTTCAGAAGCGACTCGGAAGCAATAAAGTTAGGCTATGCCGCTGTTGACTATCTGTCTGACGAGTACTATGAACTTGATTCAGCACTTCTCGGTTATAAAGTTACGGCGGCGGCAGCTTCAGAAGAACAGGAAATAATCAATGAAGCTATTCAAAAAGGCGAGCAGACCATTGCTAAGGCTAAGGAAGAAGTAGACTTAGCAACTGAGATTGTTGAATCAGCTGGCAGTTCAGCAGAGGGAACGTCTGAACAGATGGTTTCCGCTTATGACGCGGTATCCATAGCGGTAAACGACGTCACCGACCAGACAACCGAGCTTTTGCAGGCTTACAACGACGCATATCAGGCGGCTTACGACAGTGTAAATGGCCAATACAACCTTTGGACAAATGCTGAGGAAACTCTACCGACAAGCATTCAGACTATCAATGACGCGCTTTCTTCGCAGACAGAATACTGGGACGATTACAATTATAACCTTGAATCGCTATCCAAGAGGACTGGCGATATTGAGGGCTTGGGAGATGTGATTGCCTCATTTGCGGATGGTTCTTCTGATTCGGTGAACGTCATCGCCGGCATGGCTGACGCGACCGATGATGAACTGAAAACCATGGTCACGAACTTTGAGGAGCAGAAAAAGGCGCAGGAAGAGGTTTCGAAATCGCTTGCCGACTACAAGGTCGATATTGACGATACAATGGACGGGATCGTTGACGACATGGAAAAAGCCGTTGAGGATATGAAACTGAGCGACCAGGCAGAAGAAGCGGCAAAAGCTACGATACAGGCTTATGCTGACGCGATCCTTGCCGGTAAAGGTTCAGTCACGACGGCGGCGGACATTGTTGCGGCGGCCGCTGTATCGTCCCTGTCGTTTGCGGAGGGCTATGACTACAGCGCGGATATAGGCTACACCAAGATTGCGGCGCAGAATGCCTATGCAAGCGGTACCGATTATGCTGAAAAGGGTATTGCCCTTGTCGGCGAGGAAGGTCCGGAGCTTGTGGCTATGCGCGGCGGTGAAAGAGTTGTTGACGCGGATAACACCAGGGCGCTGCTTTCCGGCGGTTCGGGCGCACAGATCACCATAGCGCCCCAGTTTGTCGTGAACGGAGAAGTTAGCGATATGACCGAGGAAAAGCTGCAGGAGATGTCCGAGCGGCTTATTGACATGGTAAAGGACACGCTGAATGAAGCGGGAATAGACAGGCAAAGGAGTGTGTACGCTTGAGCACATATACGACGCAGCAGGGCGATATGTGGGACAGCATATCCCACCAGGTGTACGGAGATGTGAAATTCACGGACGTACTTATTAATGCCAATCCTGAATACCGATATATCTACATCTTTTCGGAGGGCGTTGTCCTCGGTGTCCCGGATGTTGAGGACAGAATAACGGCGGACGACCTGCCGCCGTGGAAGAAGGCGAGCGGATGAGCGACAAGCACCTTGCGCGCCGTGCCGAAACACAGGTAGTTCTTAACGGCGTGGACATATCCGTGTATGTGAATAAGGACTGGCTTTCTTTCACATACACGGACAACGAAGAGGACGAGGCAGACGATCTCCAAATCAAGGTCTGCGACCGTGACGGCAAATGGCTTCGGAAATGGCTGAACAGCATAATTGATGGCGGTGCGCTGGGCGGTTCGGTGATATCCACCGCGCCGGAGGGCAGCACAAAGACATCAACGTCTTCAGGTTCGAGCTCCTCGGCCAGCGGGGGTACCGATAAACCGAGATACAGAGTGACCGCCTCAACGGGCGTAAATATTCGCAAGGGAGCAGGCGAGAAATACAAGGTGATCGGCAAGCTCCCTTACGGCACTATCGTTGAGGTTAACGGATTTTATTCGAGCTGGGCGAAAATCACCTATTCCGGAAAGACCGGATACATAAAGGGCAACAATCTTAAATCCGTCGGAGGGGGCGGTTCTTCGTCCTCCTCGGGTTCTTCCAGCTCCACAAAAAGTTCAAGCTCCAAGAAGTCTGGCAGCACGGCTAACACGCAGGTTCAGACTGGCAAGGGCCTTAAGATATCAGCTGTTATTGTACTCCGAAACGGGAACAACGACGGCAAGGACGCAGTACTTGACTGCGGTCAGTTCGAGCTTGACAGCATAGACGCACAGGGTCCGCCGGCAACCGTCACCATCAAGGCAACATCGCTGTCGTTTAGCAACACCGTGCGGCAGACTCTGAAATCCAAGTCGTGGGAGAATATCACTCTTTCTGAGATAGCAAGTCAGATAGCACGGCAGAACGGAATGGGAGTGCTTTTTGAAAGCGGATTCAATCCAAGGTATTCCCGCGTGGAGCAGTATCAGACCTCTGATATTGCCTTTCTGCAGAAGCTGTGCCACAATGCCGGCTGCTCCCTGAAAGCCACCAACAATATCCTCGTGGTGTTCGATCAGGCGGTTTACGAGGGGAAAAAGGCGGTCAAAAAGATAAAATTCGGCGAGGAGGGCGGCTACACCAAGTACAAGCTGTCCACTGGCACGAACAACTGTTACACCTCATGCCGGGTGTACTGCACCACTACGAGCGGCGCGGTCATTTCGGCGACAGAGTATGCCGAAAATTACAACGAGAGTAGCGACAATCAGCAATGCTTACAGGTGTGTCAGCGCGTATCAAGCAAGGCAGAGGCGCAGGAACTCGCACACAAGCTGCTCCGTCTGCACAACAAATTTGAGATCACCGGAACGTTTACGTTCCCCGGAGATCCCAGGCTTGCCGCAGGAAACACGGTGGAACTTTGTGATTTCGGGTTTGGCGATGGTAAGTACATCGTCAAGTCCGCAAAACACAGCATATCTTCTAGCGGTTATACTACGCAGGTCACCCTGAGAAAGTGCCTTTCGGAAAGCGAGAGCACGAGCGGCGGCAAGACGGACAGCAGCGATGAGATACAGGAGCTGGCTATGCAGGTGATCCGTGGCGAATGGGACGTATATCCCAAGCGCAAGGAACTGCTTGAAGCCGCTGGACACAGCTATGAGCAGGTGCAGGCGCGGGTAAATCAGATACTTTACGGAGGTTGACAATGTTTAGAATCGGAATAGTCACCGTTGTGGACGTTAAAAAAAGAATGGCAAGGGTCAAGTTTCCTGATGTGGACATCGTTTCGGACTGGCTGCCTGTCCTTGATCATTCTTCGTTCGTTACGTTAGCGCTGAAATCGGACGGAAAATCGTGGACTGTCAGCGAGAAACACGCGTCAGCCGACAGGGAGCTGAACAGCGGTGCGGAATACACCAAGAGCCACCCTGATGAGATCAGCGGGAAGTCACCCGACATCGAATGTGCAGGCGGGTGCGTACATACGCATGAAATCACGGTTAAGATATATGGCTGGCTGCCGTTTATCGGTCAGACTGTGGTGTGCGAATACAACGACGAATTCAACGGCGACGGCATTATCATGGGAGGATTGACGTGAAAGTCGGCAGTCTTGGGAAAGTTGTTTTCACAGTTTCAACAAACAAAGTTGAAACATTTTCGGGCTTGAAGATAAGCAGTTCCGCGTCCTATGGAAGCCACAAGCGGCATTGCGGAAATGAGATCATTGAGTTCACGGGAAACGACGCGGATACGGTTTCGTTTAACATGACTCTTTCGCAGATACTTGGCGTCAAGGTCGCGGAGGAACTGGAGAAGCTGAAGAAGTACAAAAAGACCGGCAAAACGCTTAAATTTGTGATTGGCAAGAGAGTGATAGGCAACTATCGCTGGGTAATCACCAAACTTAACGTTACCGAGGAAATCTACGGCAAGAAGTCGGAGCTTATAACCGCCGGGGTGGCGATAACACTCAAAGAATACAACAAGTAGGGGGGCGGTAAAATGTCATACAAGGTAAGCGCCGCCGACGGTTATTCGCTTTCCCTGCAGGAGGACAGCGAACTGATTTCCGTATTGCAGAACATCGCGCTCCTGCTGAACACAAAGCGCGGCACGGTACCCATGCACCGTGAATTCGGGCTGCCTATGGAGTTTGTGGATAAGCCGATTGACGCGGCGGAGGCGATAGCGTTCGTGGAAATATCGGACGCGCTTGAAGAATTTGAGCCGCGTGCCAGACTGGACGATGTGTACTTTGAAAAGTCGGCGGACGGGAAAATCAACTTAACGGTGGAGGTGAGCATAGCAGATGAGCAGAGCGACTGATTATCAATTCATATCGACTGACAGCGTGGAAGTCGTTGCAGATCTTACCGCAAAGTACGAAGAACTTACGGGACATACGCTGCTGCCGTCGGACCCGGACAAGCTGTTTATTCAGTGGGTCGCCGGGATAATCATACAGCAGCGTATAATCGTAAATTACGCAGCAAATCAAAATCTACCGTCCCGGGCGGTCGGTGAAAATCTCGACGCGCTCGGAGAAATGATATACAACGTGACAAGACCGGAAGCAAAGCCGGCGGAATGCGTTGTGCGGTTTACGCTGTCAGCGCCGCAGGAAACGGCGATACCGATACCAAAGGGGACAAGGGTCACCGACAGCAGCGGGGCGCTGATGTGGGCGACCGCCGAGGAAGCAGCGGTCAATATCGGCGAGGTCACGGCTGATGTTCCGGTTATCTGTGAAACTGAGGGAACAGTCGGAAATGGGTACGCGCCCGGGCAGATAAATACGCTTGTGGACGTCGATAATGTGATGTATTTTTCGTCTTGCGCAAATGTGGAAACGTCCCACAGCGGCGCTGAACGCGCGACTGACGATGAATACTATGAGCTCATGAGAGCCGGGCTGGAGGCATTCAGCACCGCCGGCCCGAAAGGAGCCTATGAGTATCATGCAAAGGCGGTATCAACAAGCATAGCGGACGTGTGTGCGATAAACCCCAAGGACAAGCCGGGATATGTTAATATATTCGCGATAATGACTAACGGAGAAATCGCCGATGATGGAACCAAAAACGCTATACTTGCCGCCTGCAATGACGATAAGGTCAGACCGCTTACAGACGTTGTTGAGGTCCTCGACCCGCTTGTCGTTGAGTTCAGCGTAGATCTTACTTATTACATCGACCGCAATTCCGAGAAGTCGGCGGCGGAGATCGAAGCGGCAATACGCAGCGCAATTGAGGAATATGTGGAGTGGCAGTGCAGGAAAATCGGCCGGGATATAAATCCGTCACGGCTCATGTGGCTGCTTAAGGATACTGGTGCAAAGCGTGTTGATATCAAGTCGCCAGTGTTCGTTTCGCTTCGTGACGGTTCTGACCGCCTTACCCCGCAGGTAGCGCATACCGACATTGCGAAATCCGTGATAACAAACGGAGGATACGAAGATGAGTAAGCTGATCACAGAAAAAGACGCGCTGCTTGCCGCCTTTCCGTATTCGCTTACCCGCGACACGGACAAGGTCAAACTTGCGGACGCTGTCGCAAGTGAGCTTATCAAGACGGTGGCTCAATCTGAGTATGCGGCTGTCTTTCCGAGGGTGGACGAGCTTCCGGAAAAGGTCCTTGATATTCTCGCCGCCGATCTCAAGATACAGTGGTATGAGATCGACGCGCCTATCTGGAATAAGCGGCAGGCAGTCAAGGAGTGTATGCTTGTCCACAAATACAAAGGCACTAAGTATGCGGTTGAAACTGCTTTGCGGAGTATTTATGAAAATGTCCAGGTCGTTGAATGGAATCAATACAACGGTCCTCCTTTTCATTTCAAAATCTATATATGGAACAGCGGCAGCGACGAGGAGAAGCGCAAACGGGTCCTGGCCAAGGTAAATTACTATAAAAATATCCGTTCCGTGCTTGATGAAACAGTTTTCATTATTGACATCGACGCGAAAACAGGCGTTAATGTTAAGACTTTGATATGCGGCAAAATCAAGCATTTACGCGGTATAATTTACGACCCGCGTATTGCTGGAATCACTGCCGCTGCTGATGTCCATGCCGGGACCAAGCTGGGCGGCAAGGTAAAAACTATATATGCGGAGGTTAATGATGGCAACATGGAATGACAACGCAATAACGGATGTCGGGCTGGAACTGCTCGAACAATCCCTGACATCGGGCAAGGTGCTGACCTTGTCAAGAGCGGCCGTGGGCAGCGGGCATGTAGAATCCGCTGCACTCAAAGACCAGACAGAGCTTTCTTCGGCACTGTCTGATGTGACTGTACTGATTGCGGAACAGGTAAGGCTGGACGGCAGCAGTGGTTTGCAGCTCAAGCTGCAGATTCGCAACGATGGCATATCGGAAGCCTGCACGTTTAAACAGGTCGGGATATACGCCTCTGACGGCGAAACAGAGGTACTGTTCGCGATATATCAGGACGCGAACGGCGAGGAAATACCGTCGTCGATTGATTATCCGGACTTTATGGAGATATTCACGGCGGTAATTGCACTTTCGCAGACCTACGATGTTAATGTTAATGTCAGCAGTCTGGTGTTTATAACTAGGGCAGAACTGGAGAAAAGGCTTGGTGACAAGGCTGATGTGGGGCATACTCATACTGTTGCTGATATCACAGATTGTGTTGAACCATCGAACCCAAATTTGCTGACAAATCCTGATTTTCGAGTAAATCAACGCGGGATGACCGAGTATTCTTCTGGATACTCAGCAGACAGATGGTTCATAGAGGGAAATAAATGCACGGTAACAGCGGGTGCCGATGGCGTACTTATTAAATCGGCTATAAAATTAGATTCAAATGCTCACGTTTTTTGGCAGAAAGCCGAAAATCCGCTTGCTCCCGGGAAATACACACTCTCTCTGAACGTCCTGGAAGTATCAGGGGTCTGGTCGGCAAGAATCCGCACTGTGAACTCTTCGGGGGATTACGCTGACAGCTACTACACGCCTGTACTACACGTGGGACTGAACAAGGTTTCGGTCGAACTGCCCGAGGGCGAGTACATCTCTGCTGTGTCCGTCGGATGTAACAAAGATACCGAAGTCGGGGATTCCGTGAAGCTCGCATGGGTCAAGCTGGAGAGTGGGTCACTGGCGACGCCGTTTGTGCCGCCGGACTACGCTGTGGAGCTTGCGAAGTGCCAGAGGTATTTGTTAAAGCTGTCGCAGTGGAGTGCGTACCGGGCTGTACACAGTAACGTAAATTACATGGAATTCGCAGTGCCAATTCCTGAATCAATGAGTATATCGCCGACTATTATCGGTGGTGATAATTTCGCTGTTTACAAATTCCCAAGTCCTGTTGCAGCTGAAAGTGATTTCACATTTAGCGTGGCTGCTGCTTCAGCAAATGAATTGAGAGTTCGTGCGACTAAAGCGGGGCATGGGCTTTCTGACGCAGCTCTGCACGTTGTTGGTGCAGACGGGGTGTTCCTTTCGGCAGAACTTTAAACTTAGGAGGGCAGATTTATGGAAGAGATAAAAGAGATTGTATATGTGAAAACTGACAAGGACGGCATAATCACCGCCATAGATTCCAGCGCGTTTATTTCCGGCGCTGGGTGGACAGAAATAGACCGCGGCGAGGGCGACAAGTATCACCATGCGCAGGGGCACTATTTAGAGCATGGTCTTACTGACGCGGACGGGCTGTATAATTACAAGCTTGTCGGAGGCGTTCCGGCGCTCCGTTCCGACGATGAGAAAGCCCCAGAGCGTGCGAGGGTTTCTGCGGCAATCGAGATTTCCGACCTCAAGGAGAAACTTGCTGAAACAGACTACATCTCCGCCAAAATAGCGGAGGGGGCTGCGACCCGGGAGGAATACATGGACAAGCTTGCGGAGCGTGCAAGCTGGCGCGCTAAGATAAACGAACTGGAGGCAATGATATGAAAGACGGAATTTGCACCGCAATTGGCGTTGTAGGAAGCACTATTGCAAGTTTTTTCGGTGGCTTTGACGCCGCGCTGATCACGCTGCTGATATTCATGGGCGTTGATTAT